ATGATCTGCTTTTTCCCGTCGCGTAGCAAGAACGCCGAGCGGCCGGCAAGCCCGCTGGGGATACGCACGCGGTCTTTCTGGAGCTCTGTCAACCCGCCTCCTGCTGCCCCAACCACATACCCCACCTCGCTGAGCCATACTGCCACGGGTGCAGTGGGTGGGACCACTCTCGGCGAAAAGTGCCCTGCTGGAACAACACGGCTAGAGCGCGCAACCGCTGGATATGGAGACACATACCGCTGTTCGAACTTGGTAGGATCTGCGCCAGCAAGAAACCACACCCCGCGCTCGTCGCCGACAAACAGACCGTCTATGACAGCCTCGACAAAGGATATGTTCCCGCTAAACGGAATTACCCCATGCGCAGGATCGTGTAAGTGAGGACGCAGCGCCTCAGAAAAACGAAGCGCGTTGCCCTCTGCGGTGAACAAACGACCGTTATGCCAGCGTATGATGCTTCCGGCTGGCAACGGCCCAAGAAACTGAGTTTCGACCTCACCGCCTTGGGCAGTCTCCGCTACTGCGTACGCGGGGAATACTGCGGGGAACTCAGCCGCCCAGCGCAGTATGTCTCCGTCAGCGGACGTAGTGTATACATTGACGGTCCAGCCTAGATGCTGCGACAAATTCGCCATCCGGATACCGCCGCCTTGAGGGAGGTCAATAATCTGTACCGGTGTCGCCCCGCTCTCCTCGCCGCGATCATTAACGAACGTGATCGACACGCCGTACTTTCCCGGAGTTAGTCCGCCGAGCGCAGCTGACAAAGTCGGGGTGTTTGGCATCGGAACACCGACGGGGCGCGCCTCAGTACTGTCGTGAGGTACCCAGCCAATTGTGGTGCGGTTTGCGAAATAGAGATTGCCATTATACTCAGTAAAATCAAGAGGATCGGGGGAATTAAGCACTGACAGCAGGACCATATCAAACGTGTCCGTGTCTAGCCAGTACAGCGCGCTATCCCGAGCAACAACGGCGCGCGCCCTTTGTGTTGCATCGAACAGACTGTGCATGCCAGACAGCGGGATGCGACGAGTATAGCCGGCACGTCGGCTGAATCTTCCCGCGCGACCGATGTCGACGTTGACTGCACTACGCACAGCGCCTCCTGCCAGCGCAGTCTCGCTTGAAAGAACGTCGACTCCTATAATCGGTAGTGGGTACGTCTTGGTCTGGTTCATCAAGCTATCGCCGGTTGGGGGACGGTTTGCTGCGGCAGAATCGGCAACGGAACAACTACGCGGTTCGTACAGCCGAACGGATTCGAAATGCTGGGGCCGTAAATCCCGAGTTCTGGAATACCCGCCGGATACAGTGGCACGCCAAAACGGGGCTCTCCAACTACTCCGGCACTTATCCCGAAGCCGCGCAACGGCCTAAGCGTACGCGGAGTGCCCATAGTGCTGAGATCGTCGCCGTGTGGCTTCACTTTACCAGCCTCCCAACGGTCTATGTTGCCAATTTCCAAACTGTCCCAACTCAGCGGCGAGAGAGTTTTTGTAGCGCTGACGACGTGGGTGCCAGTATTGTATCCCGAGATGCCCTGACTGAGAATAGTCCGCACAGAGAAGCTAATACCGGGCGACCCGAAAACGGACTTTGAACCGATCCCCGACAGTCCTTCTGACGGATTGCGCCTACGTACTCGCATGCGGTCCGAAAACGAACCCAGAGTCTCGTCCTCTATAGACAACGAACTCCAACCTTCGACTGGCAGGGAGCGATTTTTGTGGGATACCCACGCGTCACCCCACAGCGTGAGATCGTATCCACCCCAGTTGAACACCCGGGGGAAACCGACCAAGTGAGTCCCCCACGGGTTAGTCAGCCCTTCCTGCGGATTTCCGCGGTGCGGGATGCCCTGCGGCAGCACTTCGCGAATGGACAACTCAGCAGTATGGTTCCCCCAAGATGTGGCAACAAAACCTGATGGCGCGGCAGCTGGAAACACGGCCTCTGGCGGCGGTGCGACCATGTGCTGCTCGGAAATATCCGACGGTGCGATGCCGCTGTGCTGTGCGTCAAGACTGATGTACTGCGGTACGTCAAGAATAAGAACCAAGCCAAAGCGCAGGCTCCGAATCGGGCGCGGGCTAATATACCGACGCCCAAGATCGACTACTGGGCTACCAAACCGCACGGTCGGGCTCAAGTTGTTCGAGCCGTGACTTGGCGCAGGCCCGATCACTCGAAACTGGTTCGATACGTCGGGCCGACCAAACCACGGCCAGCCGCCGCCAAAAGACCACTCGCCGCCAACTCGCCGCCCATCTATCACGTGCGGATTGTTTTCCGGGTGGTTATCCATGGCCTGCTGCGTAGCCTCGGTAGCCGCCGGCGCATAGATCGTGTGCGGTGAAACACGCGGCCGCTGCGCCCAGACCCAGTTTTTGTCGCTGCTTGAAACAGGCGGGGTGGAGTTCGGCCACGGGATGGTACGTGGATACAAATGCTGCACCGCGATAACTAGCGGCACACCGAGCTGGTCAAGACTAAATGGCCACGGGGGGAGCTCGATAGTGTTGCGCGCCAGAGCGGGAGCGCCGTACTCCGCACTGCTGAACCCATCCGGATATATGGTAGCCAATCGCGCGGTAGGCGTTGAAACGATTCCGGGGTTGTGCTCCACGCCGATGAAGAGTCCTGCCGGCGCTACAAGCTGGCGCGATGGCGGATCGGGTAGAACATTGCGGATTTGATGCGTGACTGAAAACACCGTGCGCGAGATCGGCGCGGCTACGATATTGCGAGTGCGGTACCCGATAGAATGCGAGCCCCAGAGGGACAGAACTCCCGCCGAAATAGTCACATGGGTGTTGAAGTTAAACACCCTCGCCTGCCCGTAGAGCGACTGATCGCTCGGAGACACGACAAGCGCCTTGTTCCGGTTCTCGATAAGCGGCTCGCCGACCCACGGCACGGCATGCACGTTTGTCGATCTCGGGGCCGCGATGGTGAAGTGCTCGAACACCGTGTGTCCGCCGAACTGCGGCGGCGTCAAACCGGTTGGGGCAATTGGGTATGGGTTAAACCGAACCTCGGGGAAGCCAGCAGGCACGTCGTTGAACACGCTCTGCTGGATAGCGCGTACGGCGTACGCGATAAACGCCGTGCCCATATCTCCACCGTCGTACGGAAAGATGTGCTTAACAGTGCGGTTGAGACTGAGGACCTGCCCGGGAGTGCCTACCAGCGCGTTGCTCCATCCCTGCGGGGCGACAACAGCGGCGGCGTTATAGACCACGGCATACTGAGCGCTGTAGAACTCCTCCCACCCCTGTGGGACCACGCTACGCACGCGGTGGGCTATGAACGTATCGGAGCCCCAAAGCGTCGTGTCCGTGCCGTCTGGAGCCACCAGCACCGCAGCGTTTTCTACAATGTTGCCAATAACGCTAAACCGCGAAGACTGCCAGCCGCCGGCCCCCATTTTGCGGTTACGGTTTTCCACCAACGGGGAGTAGTTTGGCGGCCACTGCGTCGGGTCGCTGTTTGTGTCCATAAAGGGCCGCACAAACACGTACTGCTCGTGGTTCTGTACAACAGGGAAGTTGATGCTCTGACTAAGCCAGCCAGTGGGACGCAGCACTTCAAACTGGTTTCTGACAGCCGTCGCACCATATGCTGTTGGGTCTGTCGCCCCGCTGTGGTGGAGCGCTCGCTGCAGGTTTATATCCAGTTCGTGGTTCTCGGAGACGAAACTGCTCTCCCAACCAGCGGTAAATACAACCTGAACTCGGGCCACGTTATGCGACCCGAAGATATTGCTAGCAATGAATGGCGGCTCAATGCCCCTAATCGCAAAGTCGATATGTGGGGTGCCAGCGACCCACGAGCTAGGACCGCGGCCCGCGACATCGAGGAACTGTATGTCAAACGCGATGACGTGCGTATTGGAAATCTGGTTCGTCGGTACGGGAACGCCGGCAGGAGCCAGCGGCCTAACCCGAAAGTCGACGAACGGGCTCGGGAGCTGTCGCTCATCATCTGGACCGGACTGTGGCGGTGGCGCGATACCGCCCGTCAAAATACCCTGCGCGGCCAGAATGAGCACCGGGTCGCCAGCGGCATACGAATCCCAGCCAACGGGGCGCAGCGTATCGACGAACAGGCTTATGTCGGGCACGCCAAAAGTGGCTGTGCTTGCAATCCCGGAAGGATGCGCCCCCAGCGGCTGCGTCAATGCCGGTATGCCGAACACCAGCTGGTCAAACAGCGTAGCCCCAAGGATACGGCCAAACCCAATGGCACCGAAGTCGACAACTACGTTTGTTGCCGGCGGGACGGAATACGGCTCGCCCGGCCAATTGAGTATGACGTTTACCGCGGGCGGGGGGGGATATCCGCCCAGCGTGCGGACGCGGCCATCACCGAGGGGCCATGACGGCTGGGAGATGCCGGCTTCTACCGTAATGAACCGCCGCCAGCGAACGTATTCGGGAGTACCGACAACCGCGCTGCTATCAATTGACGCTGGTGCTATGAGTGGGACATCCTTGCGGATGGCCGCAACGCCGAGGGCGGAAGCCTCAAAACCCTTAGCGCGAGCGAACGTCGGCTGCCGGAGCGTCGGCACACCGAAACGCGCGGTGTCTTGGGCACCGGCCTGTCGAACATCAGCGGTGACAACGCCGAATTCTAGGTTGGACGCCGCGCCATTCGGGGGGGTGTAGC